TTAAAATATAAAAATAGGTTTTTCTTTCTTTTCTATTTTTTCATTTAATATATCTGCAGTTTCAAAATTATACCATAAAGTTGGATTAATTGCATCTTTTGCTAATTCTTCAGCTTCACTTCCATTTCCACCTTCATTATCAGAATCATCGCTTTGCTCATTTATCATATCAGGAGTATCTGCTGTAATGCTTTGAACAACATCAAAAATCTTACTAGCTCCACTTAGTAAATTTCCAATAATATTTAAAGTTGATTCAAAAGTTGACATTTCTTGTGCTGCTTGTGCTGTATTTTTTGTAAAATCTGCAGCTAAATTCCAATTATTAGCACCCCAAGCACCTAAAAAATTAACCAAACCCCAAACAGCATTAAGAATTGAAAATAATTTATTTCCAGTAAGTGAACCCACGGCTAAACCTAAGCTAATTCCTAGTGTGATACCCGCAGCTACATTCTCACTCACTCCTATCAATGTTCCTATCCATGCACCTTGTCCGCCAATCCACCAAGTAGCTACAGCCAAAATAATAGTAACAATAGGTGCCAAAAAGCTTAAAATTCCTTTGCTTGATTTTTCGTATACATAAAGATAATAAAAACTATCCCATAATGCAAACCATCTATCTCTACGCCCATAAGGCAAATTTGAACTTTTTCTATATAGCGGATATACGCTTGGCGTAACACTTGTATCTTTTTTTCCAAAGCTTTGATTATTGAGGTAAGAATAAGCAACATAAGGCTCTTCATAACAAACTAAATTAAAACCATTATAAAAACATAAAGGAGTTGCATATTTGCATTTATAATTTTCTTTTATTGAGTTAAATACTTCAAAAAAAGATATCTTTTTGCTTGTTAAAGTATAATATATTTTACTCGGATCACTCTCTCTAGTTTTTTGTGCTTTCTCATATACATTATAGGTTATTTCTACTTTTTCGATTCTAAATATATTTTTATTTAATTCTTTAAAATCATTATAAAATTTTTCAACATCAATGCATAATTTTTTATAAGGTTTTCCAAAAGTTGGTTTAAATTCAACATTTTCTACTTTAATTTCTGGTATTTTAATATCATCAATACTAGGATATATCCATTCATTATTTTTTTGGATGGTTTGAGAAAAAATAACTACTTCTATATCATTTATAAGCATTTCATAATTTATATTTTCCAATGCCTTATTTAATATATCTTTGAAATTTATTTTTTCATCAATATAAAAAAATCTTTTTCCATTATATTTCCAAGCTTTTTCTTTTTCAAATAAAAGAGCTAAATTATTTGGAAAACCATAATAATACTGCATACTTCCTAAATTATAATTAGTTCTTATTTCGCAAATATCATGATATATTCCATTTTCACTACTAGGATCTCCTTGATAAGGTTTGTATGGATCTTGCCCTACGAAAAATTGGTTAAGTCCTAAATCATTATAGTTTTCCTTATTATAAGGTGCAGTGCTAGAACTTTTAATGTTATATTTTTTCACTATATACGAATTTTTAAATAGCGGATGGTTTATATTTTGAATTTGACTTCTACCTTTTCTCACAAGTTGTTTATGTAAAAGCTCAACATATTTATTTACCCCTATCATAGCATAGGTAAACCATTGTTTATATACTTCTTGTGTATCCAATTCTCCTATGTTTGATGGATAAGCAGGCTTAAGAGTATAATTTCTCATAAGCCTTTTTTCATCTATAAGCATTATGAAGACTTTTCTATATTTTCTATCTTTTCTTTAACAAGCTTCATAATTTCTTGTGGTATATCAAGACCACCGGTACAATATCCAAATTGAACACTCTGTGTAACTTTTGCAGCTTCTATTCTTAAATTATCATCTATCTGTGAAGTTTGTCTAGCTATTAATGCAGGTTTTGCTTTTTCTGTTTCTGTTTGAGCTCTTAAAAGTAAAGCTTTTTCAGCATTAAGCTCGTTTTCATCGCCTTGTAAAATCATGGATAAAGCTGTATTTTGACTTTGAGCCACTATGGTTTGTCCAACACTTACCAACGCTTGTGCCAAGCTTTGAAATTGTTGGTCATTTCTTATAACATTATCGTTTCCAAATTGTTCTAAAAGCTTTTTAAATTCTCCAAATGGAGATTTTTCCGCTAAACTCATTTCTAAAATTTGCGGATAAATTTCTTTAAATGCTTCAAGTCTTTTGTTGTAATCAACATTTGTATTACTCATTATTTAGCTCCTTTATTTTGCTTATCTGAATTTCACACTGTTTGTATTTGTAAAAAAGCATAGAATAAGCATTTAAAATATCTAGTTCATTTTTTGCTATTGGCTTTTCAAGGGGGCTTAGTGTTAATAACTCTTGCGGAATTGTAACTTTTTGAATTTCTATTTTGGTTACTACTTGTTGAGTTTGCATCCCACAACCTATTAACGACATCATTAAAAAGCTTGGTAATATTATTTTCATTGCTTTTATAAATGTATTCTTTAACATATTGCACGCTTTCTTTAACTTCATTTTTTTGTGTATTTGCTTCATTGATTGCTTTTAGCTCCGCTTTGTGAATTTGCGTGAGTTCTTTTAGCTTTGCTTCATTGTTTCTGTTAATCTCCAAAGCCAAAGCTAAATCACTTTGGCTTTTTTCTAATTTAGCTTTTGTGCTGTCAAGTCTTAAGTAAAAATATCCTAACAAAATCAAAGATAAGCCTAAAGCAATATAAAGCTTTTTGTCTCCGCTAAAGAAGCTTAAAGCAAATGATATTAATTTACTCATACTAGCTCATTTACGATTTCAAGTTTGATTTCTGATAAGTCTTTCTTATACATTAAATCGTAAAATTCTTTACAAGCTTGCCTACTAGAAGTTATATACTCGTTATTATTTGCTTTTGTTAAGCCTAGAAGTATGCAACCTTCGGTGTTTTCGTGGCTATTTCCCCAATGTATCAAAATTCTTCTATCAAGTGGCACTTCTTCATTATAGACATTAATCACAAAATCATCATCTTTTAAAACTTTAACACCTGCTACTGTTTTCCTACCGCTAATATTAAAGCTAGAACCTGTATGTCTTTCTAAATTATAAATGCCTTCTGGTATTCTCAAATCCTTGTTTCTTTCAACTCCTTCTTTATCCTCTTCTAAAGAAAAGCATTCAAATAGCAATTTATCATCATCATTAAAAACTTTAAATTTGCCTATAACACAAGTTTTTCCAGTGTATCTTCTAATGATTTTAATTTTCATTTGTATCCTTTAGTTTTTTATATAATCTATTAGGACTTGAACTTCCTGCATTCATATCTCCTAGCTTAACCAAACCACCTATTTGCAACGCTCTTATTATGATTTCAGAACAAAACCATTTGTCTTCACTATCTTTTGTGAATGTGAAAAAGCCCAAAATTCCTAAAAAATCATATTTTTTTCCTATTTGAGAGTAAAGAAATTCTTTTATTTTTGTCTCATTTATATCATTGATTTCTATAAAATCCCATCTGCCAGTGTCTTTAAATTCTTTTATTCTTACTCCTTTATCTCTAGGACTTGAGCTAATCATTAAATTGTCTAAGATTATTTCACAGTGAGAATAGGATTTTAAAAAATCTCCATTTAATCTTTCTTTCCAAGATGAAGTAAAAAAAGCTATTGCTTTATCAAGAAAAGTAGATTTGTCATTTTCTTTAACTTTATAAAATGCAATTTTCATTCGTTTTCCTTTCTTTTATAAATCATTCTTAACTCATCATTTCTTATTTGAGTAAGCCTAACAAGCCTTTCATCCATTCTCATAAGATCTGTTTCTATAGCTTCTAGCTTGTTATTGGTTTTTGAGCAATGTGTTTCTATAAATTTAACCAAACTATCGCTACTTGCTCTGGATACTGCAATTTGTTCTCTAATAAGAACATTAGTATTTTTGGTTTCACTTATAAGTTCTTTTGTTCTTTCCCCAGCTTCTTTATGTAAAGTTTTATATAAATGCCATGCAATCCCAGCTAAGACAAAAACCATCAATCCTAATAATGCAGATCCACTTAAAGAACCAAGTATAGCACCTTCTTTTATTATATTTTCAGTACTCATTTTTCACTCTCCCATGCAATTAAATTTAATTCTTCTAAAGATGTAGCATTTTTCACTTTATTTCTTAGTTCATCATTTTTAAAAATAATACTTTCAGTATATTTAGCGATACCAACCCCAAATTCTAAAAATTCTTCTTTGTTAAATGTAATGATTTTATTATCTTTATCAATCCAAGCAATATTTTCCAAAGGAGTATTATTGAGATTTGCTAACATTATCTCGCTAACTTTTCCACTAATATTAATTTTTGCTTCCGTGTCAATTTGAAATATAGTATTTTTAAAAGGCATAAACAAAAGCTTTTCTTCTTTTATAGCTTTTAGTTCTTCTAATTTTAATTCTTTTAACTCTTCTAATGCTTTTTCTTTAATCTCATAAGAAATAATATAAAGATTATTTTCTTCATCATAAGTTTGAATTTGGCGAAGTTCTTCAATTTTTTCATTAAAACTTGGGATTTCTTCTTCTTTAACTTTAGTAAAACCAAGCTCTTTTAAAAGTTATCATCGCAAGCACTTAAAAAATAAGTATCTTGTGCATCAATCTCACCTTCTTCGTTTTGTATTTTTACATCTTTTAAAAAAATATCATCATATTTTAAACTTTTATTTTTTAAATCATAAAACATATTTACCCTTTCTTAATTCCAGTATAATGTTAAATTTGCTCTTGGGTTTAATCTATCCCCATCATTTAAGTTCCAACCAGCACTTGCATTTGCACTACCGCTTTGCCAAGAACTTAGCATTATTTGTAAGTTATTTATATTTCCAAAATTGAATTTTTTCTCTACTTTGATTTTTGCATTGGCAGTGTAATATTTACTTAAAGCATGCAATTCTACACTAGAGTTAAAATTGTTCCATGTGATATGCAAAGTATTTGCAGAAGTTTTATTATACATATTTCTAGTCGTCCAAACTTCGCCTAACATAACCACTTCTTTATTATTAATATTTGATGGCAATACCACTGCTTGTTTATAAATCATGTCTAGCTTTAACATATAATTATAATTTGCAACCGAGCCTCCTAAAGATGGAGGTAAATTTAGTGCTATGCCATTATTAGAAAGAAGGAGGCAGTTCATTTTAAGTCCTTACTAATCTTACATTATTCGAAGCTATGTAAAAATAAGCAAAAGTTTCAGTGCCACTAAATCCACTTTGAGCTATTCTAAAATTAAAAGGGGCATTAAAAGCTACTACATTTTGACAATTATTTATAGTTATTGTTCCGCTTTTTCCTACTCCTCCAAAATTAGCTATTCCTATGCTTGTTCCTGCATTTGCTGTTAAAATAAAATGTTGAGCTTGTCTTAAATCTAGATTTATACTGCCAGTTGTGCCAAGATTTTTAATTCCACCACCATAATCTACATACCATTTTCTAGTTAAGTGATTATCATTTGTTGGATTGGCCCGAGAAGTTAATGCCTGATTAAAAGTATTTGTGCCATTAAATATATTATCTCCATTTAAATTTGCTTTTGTATTTAAAGCGGTATCTACATAGATTTTATTTGTTAAATGGTTATCATTAGTTGGATCTACTTTTACTAAAATAGGATTAGCAAAAGTTTTATTTCCATTTATCTCTTCATCACCATTTAAACTTACTTTTGTATCTATAAGTGCTTCTAAAGTTTTAATAGTTATATCTAATACTTTTTGTGTAATTAGCTTTTTATCTTTTTCATTTTGCTCTAACTCATTGTTTTTGTCTTCTAAGTTTTGATTAGCTTCTTCAAGTTCTTTTTCAATTTCCTCTTTTTTGTTAATTAATTCACCAGCAATCTCTTTTTCAAGCTCAGCAATTTGATTTTCAAGTTCTTCTTTTCTCTCTTCAAGTTCGCTTGTATCAGCAGGTGGTTCTTGACTTAAAGCCTCATCGATTTGATTTTTAATTTCCTTTAATTCCTCATTTTTTTGCTTTAATTCATCATTATTATTTAAAGCTTCTTCAATTTGCTTTTTTATCTCTTCAAGCTCTTGTTCTTTATCTTTTATACCTTGCTCTATATTTGCAATTTCATCTTTAATTCCATCATCTTTACCATCATCTTTCTCATTAAGCAAAGAAAGAAGATATTCAACATTAGCCTTAACACCACTTATATCATAGATTCTTGCTTGATTGTCAATCTCATCTATGCACTCACCTTTTTTAGTTTCAAGCTCATTAAGTCCTTGTTCTTTTGTTTGGATTATTTCATTAAGGCTTTGCTCTTTTGTTTCATTTATTTTATTGAGTCCGTTTTCTTTTGCGCTCACAAGCTCATTTAAAAAATCTTGCTTATTCTCGTTTAAACTATGCAATTTTTCATTAAAAATAATACTAAACTCATTTTTCTTTGCTTGATAATTCGCATTAAAATATGATTTAAGTTGTCAATCATAACTTTAGAAGTATCTACAAGAGTAGTAAATTCTTTCTTTTGAGTTTCAAAAACCTCTGTGACTTCATTTCTTTCATCACTTAAACCTTTGAGCATTTCTTCCATTTGTTTTATTGTTTCTTCAGCTAAAACTTTTAATTCTGTTTCATAAATTAACTTATCATTACCTAGTTCTTTTTTAGCAACTTCAGCTAACCTACCTAAATCTTCATTAGCTATCAAAGCTCTTTGATTAAACCTATCATAACTTTGCTCAAAATGTATTTTATACCCTTCACATTTTGCTGTAAGTTCATCAAATTTAACTAAAGCTTCATTTTTTACTTCATTTAATTTTTTTAATATTTCATTTTGTTTATCATTTAAAGAAGAGTAGATACTTTCAGACTGTGATTTTAAATCTCGTTCTAAATTTTCTATTTTACTTTTAAAATCTTTTATAATTTGGGAATAAGATGTTATATCATTTTCAAATTCTTTATATAAAGCTATAACTTCTCTTAAATCTTCTATATTTTGCTTGCTTTCTAAAAGTAGTTCATATGCACTAGCTATTTCTTTATATTTAACTCCAATATCAAATTTAATTTCTTCTAGCTTTTTAACACTATCTATCATTTCTTGATTTAATCTTTGGTTTTCAAAGAATATAGTGTTAATTTTATTTTTTATAATTTCGCTTGCTTCACTTACTACTAATTTTGCTTCATTTGCTAAATCTTTTACTTCTTTTTTAATACTTATTAATTCAGGTTTTATTTCTTTTAATTCATCAACATTTAAATGTAAGCTATCTACAATTTCTAAAGCATGATTAAGTTCACTTAAAATTTCATCTTTAATTTTTGTGTTCAAATCAAAATATTCTTTTACAAAATCTTTATTTTGTTTAATTTCATTAATATAATTATCTAAATTAAATTTTATTTCTTCATATTTCTGTATATCTTTTTTTAAATTCTCAAACTCTTCTGTATTATTTTCTAAAAAATCTTTAATGTTTTGTATTTCTTGTTTATTTAAAGAAAAATCTTCATACGCTTCTTTAATATAATCAAATTTTGCATTTACATTGTTGTATTTTTCACTTATATTTGAATATTTTTTATTAATATCATCATATTTGCTTAAAATATCATCATTTTTATCTACAATATCATTTTTAAATTTTAAACATTCATTTTTTAAAGATTCGCAAGCTTGTTTTAAGCCTACAACTTCATCAAGTCTTGTATTGTCTATTGCTTCTGAAATGCTGTTTATTCTAGCTAAAACTTGATTTATGATTTCAAGTTTTTCTCTACCTGTTTTTAATTCATTTAAGCTTGTTCCCATTTTTAACCTTCATAATAATCACTATCTTTAATTCTCTTTTCACAAAAGAAAAGCAGATCATCCATGGCTAAAAGCCATTTTTTATCATCTAAATAAGCTATAAAATAGCACTATTTATACTTTGAGCATAGTCTTTATAACTCAAAGCTCGATTAAATTTATTTGTAAAATTACACTCACAACCATGTTCTTTCATCATCAAGCTCCTTGCCATCGTTAGCTATATACTCATTAATTATCTTGTCACATAATGCCAGAAAGTCTTTTTCTTCGCATCTTGTAATCAAATAACAAACATAATTAATCACAGCAAAACTAAGTGTTTCATCTATCATTAAATGTTCTTTTTCATTGTCAAAATCAGGCTCATCAGGAATAATCAAAAAATGATTATTTCTAACTTGCCTAAAAACTTTTTCGCCTTGCTCTACATTTTTTAAAAGAACGCTAGGAACACATTTTGATAAAATATAATAAAATGCTTCCATAAAATAGGCTTTCAAAACTTCATCATCTTCTATCATTTTGTAAGAATTTTTAACTTTAGCGATAATGAGTTTTTTAGCCGTAGCACAAAGCATTATGCACCTTTTGCTGCTTTTAAAACCGCTTTAGCCTTTGCATTATTTCCACTAGTTAATCCCACGCCTATAGCAAAAGCATCAGCATTTCTTACTTCTAAAGTGCTTTGTGTATAAAATCTTTTTGCTTTTGCAGTAATATCAGTTGGAACATCTTCAATCATAGTAGGAATATAAAGCCCATGTTTCATATACTCAAAATCCCCAGCAATTAAAACATCACCCAAACCATATTTAGGGCTTAATAATCTATGCATATGGAAATTTACCGTTCCAAAATCTGTTTCAAGGCTCACTACTTGTCCTGCTAGTTTTGTTTCATTACCTAAAATTCTTGTAGCGAATTTATTGATAGCTCCTTTTAAGTCAGCTCCTAAAAAGACATCTTTAGGCGTCACTCCGCTATTCCAAATGGTTTGCAAAATTTGATTAAGTTTATCTTCTGTTAGTTCTGTTGCAGTTCCACTCCAATCTCCTGTTTCATCAAAAGCTAATACATTTCCACGCTTTCCATCAGAAAAGCTATCTTTTCCTTTAGCGATATAATGAAAAAGTCCAGCCATTTCTCCACTTGTTGCTTCTTGTGCTTGAACATAATCTTTGAAAACTGATTTTTTTACATCACTATCTCTGCCTAGACCAAATAAAGCATATTCCATATCCATTTTATGTTCTTTGGTTTTTTTGCCTATTTGATACTCCATTTCATTGCCACCATATTGATTTGCTTTTAATAAAGCTTTTGATACCATGGCTTCGGTAATGAATATTTGAGTAGCATTTGTAGTTTTTTGAGCTGTGTTTTTTGTTTCACCTACAAATTTACTTAACTCTAAATTTGCATTCTTTTTTGGTTCTTCAAAAGTATCAGTAATCCAACTATGAGTTAAAGGATTTGTAACCTTTGAAGTACCTATTTTATTTAAAATTGGTGTTTCAGTAGCTCCAATTTTAATAATCGTTTCATATATTGATTGTTTTAACTTAACATTTTCCGTTGCGGGTGCTGTATGTCCCATTGAAAGTAAAGCCATTTTTGAATTCTCCTTAGTTTAGTTTTAAGGATTTTTCCAAAAATAGCTATTTCAAAAATAGTGTGTTTTGAAATAAATTAGATATATTTTTTTTAAAATAAGACTATAAAAAACCTATAAGTTAAGTATATAAAACATATAAAATAAGTATAAATTAATTATAAAAAAAGTATAATCTAATTAAAATCAGTATATGCTAAATATGCTAAGAATTTTAAGGAGTAAAAATGTCAAACATAAATGCTTTTTTATTTGGCTTTACAAATATGTTTAATGCAGATATCCTTAAAGCTACATCTTTAAAAGATAGAAAAACTTTAATAAATGATTTTTATAAAAAATCAGAAGAATTAAGAAAACATAGCAATGAAGAGTATAACGCCAAATTCGGAAAAATCACAAAACAAAAATAAGGAAAACCAAAATGACAAAAACACAAGCTTTTGTAGATGGTTTTGTAGGTAAGCCTATAAAAAACGAATGCTTTAATTTATGGGATTTAAATGCTATTATAAGAGAAAAACAAGCAAAATTATATAAAGAGAATATTGAATTTAGAGAGAAACAAATTGAAAAAATCACAAAAACAAAAAACACCTAATACTATTAAACAAGAAAATCAAAATAAAGAAAATCCATCTCAAACTTTCAATACTCAGCTTAATTTTCTTATGGAGAATGAACTTAATGCTATAGGAAAATTGCCTAAAGATTTAGCAGATAGAATTGTGACAATGCTAGAGAAATCTTTAGAGTATAAAAAAGATAACGATAATAAAATACTAGATTTAGAGAATAAAAATATAGAAATTAGAAAAAAAGATATAAAATCTTATCATTTTTGGAATGGTTTTGGAATGGTATCTTTTCTACTTATAACTATTACTAGTATATGTGTTGGATTATATCTTATTCTTAATGGGCATAATGAAGGTGCTTATTTTGCTTTTATATTAGGAGCATTGACACTTTTACCTAAAATAATTGATTCTATAAAAAACAAACCTAAAAATTAATTTACATTTTCTTTATCTTTTCCTATTTAATATTAAGAAATAGTTTGAAGATTGAAGCAATTGTAATAAAATTAAGGGATAAAACCCTTAATTTTTATTTATCTTCGCTCCTTTCTTTTAATTTAATAAGATTTTTTAGCGCATAAGTGCCTATTTTTCCTGCTATTTTTTTATCTGTAACCTTATCTATTTTTTGCTTTCTAGCTATAACTTGTTTTATTTTCTCAATTCTTTCTTCACTAGCTTTTTTATCATTTTGTATTTTTTCATCAAGTTTTTGCTTTACGCTTTTTTTATTCTTTTTCTCTACTTCTTTAGCCTCAATATTTTCTTTTATATCTTCCATTAAGTTTTTTTTAGGCTTAGCTTGGGTAGAATTAGGATTATTACCCTTTGAAAGTGCATTAGCACCATTCGCCGTTGGCTCTGCGTCTTTTGACAATACGGGCTGTGTAGAGTATGGCGACTCTACCAAAGGGTTTTTGCCATCTCTTTTTATAATTCTTTCATTTTCTTTGTCAGCATTTCTAGATTTAGTAATATGCCTAACTTCTCCAGTATCTTTATTTACACCAAGTTTTCCTAATTTATTATCATTTAATCTTTTTGCTATTAAAGCTATATCTATTCTATTATTTTTATAAAAAAATGTAGGATTTTCTTTAATTTCTTTTATAAGTTTAAACACATCACTAGGCTTTTTAAACATCTCTTTATGTTTATTGGCTAAATATTCTAAGTCGGCTATAATCTCATCATTTGTAAGCTTTGCTAAATTTCTAACATTTGGAGAAACGCTTATTTTTACATTTAAATCACTCTTTGCTTTGCTCGGATCAGCTTTATCCATGAAGAAGTTGTCGCCTTTAATGACACCTTCTTTTATTAGTGCATCTTTTAATATCTTATTTTGTTCTTTGTCTACTTTAATATAATTATCTAAAGCATCTTTAAAAATTCTACTTTGTTCTTTATCCGCTATTTTTATGTTTTTAAGATTAGATATAACTTCTTTATTGGTTTTAGCAAGTCTTAATGCATCTAATATTTGATTTCTTAACGCTTGCTCTTTAGCACTTTTCATAAAAGGAACTAAAGCATGCATTCTAGCAAAAACACCACTTATTAATATTCTATCAAAAACACCGCTTATTGTTGTGGCTATTGAAGAATTTGTTTTTTTGCCACTACTAGCTAAAGCCGTCATTATTAAGTCTTTATTGTTTTGATAAATTTTTGCATAAACATTTACTACTTCTTTTGCATATTTTAAATCTTTACTTACAAATTCTACATTATCCATATCTTTTGGTAGGTTCTTAAAATCATATCCTATATCTTCAATTCTATGTTTTGCTAGTAATGCATTAAAAGCATGTTTTTCATTTGCTTTTCGCTCTGCTTCATTCATACCTTCAAAAGCTCTTTTTAAATCTTTGTCTTCATTGATATTTCTAGCACCATTAGCTATTCTTTGCGCGAGTGCTTCGGGTGTTTCTTGGTCTTTGATTTTTCCTAGATAACTATTATTAAAATTTTCTTTTAACGCATAGTTTTTATTAGCATCTTCTAAAATCTTCTTTGCTAGTTCTTTATCACTTGCATTTTTTATCATAGTTTCATCTAAAGTATCTTTTACTAGCCTATAAGCTTCTTTAGTATTATATGTCTTATTTCCTGTGGCTAATTGCTTATTTATAGCACTTCTTAAGTTAAATATTTGCTCAGCACTTAAGTCTTTATCAATAGTATCTTCTAGAAAGCTACTAATATTTGTTTTTATATCTTGCTCTAAAAAATTGTTGTTTTTAAACTCTTCAATCTTTGCTAAATCTTCTTTGCTTAACCTTATTGAGCCGTTGTTAAGCTCATCTATACTTTTTATAGCTTGAGCATATTCATTATTAATTCTTTTTTTATAAGAGCTATTATCTTTTTGCCAAGCCTTAACATCAAACTCACCATTTAAACCTGTTTTATTTTTAAATACTTCATCTTGTTCTTTAATTATATTTAAAAAAGAAATACTAGCATCCTTATCAGCCTTCAAAACATCATCTAAAAAACTTCCTATTTCGGGATAAGCTTGAGCTGATTTTAATAATATTTCTCTTCTTTGAGTAGTTGGAACTCCTTGTAAAGCATTTGAAATATTTTTTAAAATAGCACTTGTTCTTTTAGCGCTATCTTGTATAAATTGTGGATTATTCTTGTTAAGTCCTTGCTCGACAATGTTTTTTAATATTTCTATTGTAGGCTTTCCATTTTCTAAGTATGTTGGATTTTCTTTTGCTATAAGTTCATCTATTTGTTTTTTATTCTCTACATTTTTTGTAAGATTATTAAAAATTGTTTCTGCATTTTGTAAGCCACCATCTGTAAATTTTCCTATCATAGGGATATCTTTTTGGGTGATTTTATCTATAACCCTATTACCTAAATTACCACCTTTTACTGCCATGCCATCTATCATATCTTTACCGGCTTGTGCTCCTGTTTTTGCCATATTATAGGTATTTTTTAAAACTCTTGCTCCTTTGACAACTCCTGCAAAAGCTGCATCACCTATTAAAGAAAGTCCCGCATTTTCACCCATAAGCATAAGAGCTTCTTTTAAATTTGCATCTTGATTTGTATCTTTTGTATTTCCGTAGTAATCGTATCCTGCTCCCAAAGATGCACCTAATGCACCACCTGCAACCATACCAACTCCACCGCCTAGCATGCTACCACCAATTGCACCTGCTGTTCCTAGAGCTACACTAGCACCATTATCTCTTATTCCGCGATATAAATTACCCATTGTGCTACCTTGCACTTTGGAATAATTTCCGTTATTATCTTGCACCCAATAAGAGCCATCATCATCTTGTAATAATTTTCCGCGCCCTGATTTTTGTAGCTCATCGCCTAAATCTCTCATAAATTGATTATTTTTTCTTGCTACTTCATTATTATCTGTAAAAATAGGTTTAGAGGCATTAAATTTAGACTGCTTATCTAAAATATAATCACTCAAATCATCAGCATTCATAGAAGGATTTTTATTGTAATCATACAAATCTCTTTTGTATTCGCCAATATATCCTAGTGGATTTGTTAAAATTTGGTCTTTAATATTGTGTTTTTCATATTCTTTAGCATATTTGTCTTTATTCTTATAAAAATCATTGATTGCTTCATTTTTTAAACTTGCTAAATATTCATTTGTATTTTGACTTTCATTTTGACTTACTTCATCTTGCAAAAAAGAAATAATGTTATTTTCTTGCGGTTTTTCTAATAAAAATTCTCTTATATTCATTGTATCAATCCTTGTTTTTTTAATTCTTCTACGCTAACTTGCATTTTTCTACCTGCTTGATTAACTAATATTACATTACCATTAGCATCAGGCTCTGATATTTGAGCATTAATTCCATTAAAACTAACGCTATGTAATTTTGGAGTATTTTGATTTTGCACCGCTAGTGTATTTTTAGCTAAATCGTTTTGTATATTTTGATTAGTTGTTGAATTATTTATAATTACTGCATTTTTACTAGGTTTTGAGTATTTTTCATCTTTAATGTAATAAGACCCAAGATCCTTTGCCAATCCCTCTCTAAAATGTTTTAAATCTTCTTGTCTTTGCTTTTCATAAAGATTATTGATGTATGGATTTTTTAAATTAGAAATATTTGCCATTTGCTTATCATAATAAGCATTAATATTAGCTTCGCTAGTAGCTATATAATCCCTTATTGCTTTTTCATATTCTTTAGCATTTATGGTTTGAGGTTTCCAAGCTGAAGGCTCTTTGTAAATTTCATCATGCCTTGTTCTATTATAGCTTGTGTCTCTTCTAACCTTTTCATTATAAATACTATCGCTTACAAGCTTAAATAAACTATCTTGAGCATCATTTATATTATCTCCCCCAAAAAGTCCTTTTATGTTTTGCCATGTTCCACCCAAAAGACCTTGCCCATCATAATAAGAATCACCACCATCTTTTTTTATGGTATTAAATCTTTCTTGTATTGCTCTCATCTCAGGATTTGACTTTGTATAACTTGGTAGATTAAGCATTGCTTGACTTGCCAAAATTTCATCTTTTATTTGTCTTGCATTTATTGCTTGCTGTCTTAAAGCATTTTGCATGGCATATTGTCTAGCTCTTTGATTATAATTCATTTGCCATTGCTGATCTGCTATATTTGCTCTTTCCTTTTGATAATCAAAATTTCTCTCATTTTGCAAAAGCTGATTATTTTGCATAGCCTGATTAAATTCCATTTGTTGCTTTCTTAAATCTTGCTCTTGCTGAAACTCATTAGCTTTAACTTTATCATCAAAACTTTTGCTCATGATGTCATATAAGACACCACCGACTTTTCCTGCGTTTTGTATAACGCCTGTATCAGGGTTAAATACTACTCTTTGGGGATTATAAAATGCCATTTTGTTTCCTTTATTCTTTCTTTTAAAATAAAGGATTTAAGGAAGTTTGTGTATAATTTTAAAAGGGTGCAACGCCAAAGGGTTGCCGCCCTTTAGCGTTAATTTACCGCCCAGTTGGGAGGTGATTAAATTGCTAACCAAAATTATAGTTATAATTATACTACTTTGTATAATTATAGTCAAGGCTTATTAATGCTTGATTTCCCCTTTTTTAAGGGGAGCTATAATTTCCCTTTGGCTTCCTTAAATCCAAATCTATTTAATTACTCCAAACGTTTTGAAGTTTATTTTCCATATTCTTTCTTCTATTTAATTCTTCATTAGCCAGATATTTATTGAAGTTATAAGCATCTTTTTGTAACTCATAATTCTTTTGTGCCATCTTTTGCTGATTATAAGCACCATATAAAGCACCAGCACCGCCTAAAACATTTCCCAATCTATCAAAATTAGTTACTTTATTTGCATCAGAACTTTTAAATAACCAATCTCCAAAATTACTAAAAGAATTTTTTAATCCATTTAAAAACCACTACTGCTACTTGCTAAATTTGGAGTAAAATTGCTTGTTTTCATCAAAGTATCTGCAAAGCTAGATCCTAATCCCGTACCACCTTTTAAAGCTGTTATAAAATCCATGATTTCTCCTTTATACTAAACTTAATAATTCTTTGCCTAGATCTATCTCGCTAACTTCGCCTTTTTTTAACTTATCGTTAAAATCACTAGTTCTTACATTATTATTTGCACTTGATAAATCTTCAGCTTTTTTGGCATTATTTGACTTTCCGACCAAATTAAGCAAGGTTTTCCAGCTGTCAATATTCCCTTCGCCTAAACCATTTAATTTTGTTGCAAGTTCTGCCATAGCCTTTAAATCCGCATCAGGATAGGCTTTTCTTAACTCACTTTCACTTGTGCGTATTTAGCGATTAGTGCATCTTGCTCTTCTTTGTCTTTTTGCTTTTTATCAAGCTCTTCAAGCCTTTTTAATTTCTCATCAAGTCCATCAAGTCCTAATTCTTTTAAATACTGCTCTCTTTGTAATTCTTGTTCACTTGGCTCTTTTTTTGGATTTTTTAAAGCTTCAAGCTCACTCATTAAAGCATTTAATTTGTTGTCATTTTCACTTTTATAAGCTTCAAACATCGCCTTATAATCAGGCTCGTTCTCATTAACAACTTGCGTAGGTTCATCGCCATTATTAGCAACTTGTCCTTTATCATCATCTGTTATGACATTTATTAAATCTTTTAAAGCATCATTTTCCATCTTCTTCATCCTTTATTTTATTGATTATTATGTCTAAAAAAGCCATAGTATCTAAAGCTTTTAACCTTAACTCTTTCTCATCATTATTTTTTGCTATATAAAAACATTCACTATATTTTGCTTTGATAAAATCTATTAATTTCTTTCCTCCTTTAGTTTTAGATATATCACTTTTAATTTCAATATTAAGCATTAGCTTCTCCTTGCATTTGCGGATTAATATCTTCATTATTTTCAAAAGCAAATAAACTATTTACATTCTTTACACCTAAAATTGGTAATAATTCTTTAGTAAGTTCTTTGCTAGCATTTATAATCCCATAAGCAGAATTTGCATCGCCTATACTCATATACATTTGATATAACCCAGAAAAAAATTGCATACTAGCTTGAATTCCTGCACGTCTAATTTCTTTATTCATGGCACCTGTGCCGGTTTGAATTTTAAATCTAAAACTAGGTATATCCTCTCTTTGATAACCATTGAAAAAACTATCTTCGCCATACTTAAAAACAAGCATTGCAAATCTATCAAATAAAGGCTCTATAAAAGTTTCGTTATACTGTCTTATATAGTCAGCACTTCTTCTTCCGCCTTCTTGTGCTTTTATGCTAATTTCTGTTGCTGTTTCATTTTGTGCAGTTTGAGCTCCATTGTTTTGTGGACTAACTCCTGTAACTTCTGTGAGTTCGCTTTCTAAAAGCTGTAAATTCATTCCCGCACTATTTACATTTGGTGGTGGTAATATTTGCACACCCTTTGGATCGTCTGTATATATTGGTTTTCCTAAGGTTTCTATATCTTCTCTGCTTACTCCCATTGATTTTGGCATCATTATTTTAGGCATGATATGAGTTCTTACTGCATCTATTAAAAGATTTCTAGTTATATTAATTTCATCTTGCAAAGGCATAGCAGAAGCCATTATAGGCTCGCCATAAGCACTTACATAGTTTTCGTTATCTATCTTTTTAAGTTGTGGTAGCATTGAACCCCAGATAAAAGGCTGTCCATCTTGCAAAGTAACTTCATTTCTAAGTAAATTATTTTCAAATAAGGTAGAAACCACCCACTCATCATCGTTTTTTCTTTCATAAATATCATAAAGCTTCACTTTTTTATACTCATCATCTTCGTCAAAAAGCTTTTGGATTTCTATGTTTTTATAAAATCCTAGCTTTTGTCTTTCATGGATTTGATTATAAGTTAGGTAAATTTCATTAACTATATAACCTACATCTTCACTATTTAATGCATTTGGATCAAAGAATATACTATCAATATCTACTCTTTCAATGCGTGGCATTCCTTTATGCCAAGTAACCTTAGCTATACTTGTTCCCACAAGTAAAACATCTAAGAAAAGCGGTTGAAAAATCTTAAACATATTGATTTTACCACTATAAAAATCAATTGCATTCTGCCATAGCTCTATAATCGTATCATCGCTATTAATGTAAGTTTCAATATCTGCCATTCTCTCACTATTAAAATAAACTTCGTTTAGGCTAGTGATTAGGTATTTTACCTTAGAGTTTATTTTTGGTATGTAGATACTTGATTTATTTCTTTTTCTCAATTTTTGCATTACCTTATTTTCAAGCAAATAAGCATCTTGCAACTCTTTAAAGTGTGGTTTGTAATTTTCATATCCACTTTTACTTTCGCTAATGAGTTGTGTTAAAAACGATACTCTCTCATCATTAGTTCTTTTTGTTTTCATTCATAATTCTCCATATTGTTGTTTTGCTTAAATTTGTTATTTTTAAAATATCTTTTTCATTCACTCCTTTTTCAAATAAAAACTCCGCAAATTCTCTTTTAAATTTCTTTTTAGAAATATTATTAAACCCTGATACAAGCTCTAAAAATTCATTTGCAAGACTTGACTTTATAGCCTCATCGCTTAAATTTGAAAGCTTTTTTATTTTGTTTACATCAATTGCATCATAGATCATTAAAAACTCACCAGCCATCATAACTCCAATCTTCATTAGTATTGTTTCTGCTGTATAGTTTTTCAAAAAAAGTTAATGCCACCGCATCGCTAACATCAGGACTTTTATCATAGTTCTTTTTTAATTGTTCTTTTGAAACTATCTTTAAAAGCCCCTTGTCGCTATATTCATACTCAATCATTCTCATATCTTTTTTTAATTCTTCATCTTTAACAAGCTCCATGTGTTTTAAGTTTTTAGCAAATGTAAAATACATTTGTGCTCTTTTATTTAAGTATTCATTGCTAGTTGCAGAATTTGCAGAATTTGCCTCTAATACAGGCAAACCATAATTTAACAAGACATCATATACACCTACACCAAGTCCGCAAGTATCTATAAAAATTCCTTTAGGCTTATCTTCACTTTGGTTATATTCGGCTAGTATTTTGTTTGCAAGCTCCATAGTTCCAAGTTGTGAGTATTTTTTAATCTCATAAATTACAAAACCTTTTCTTTTTGCAAGAACACTCTTATCATCTCCATATCTTGCTACATCAAGCCCCCAAATATTCTCGCCTTGCATTTTTTCAATACTAAAAGAGTTCTTGCTCATCGCATTTTCAATTTCACTTAGAGAAAATAATTCAGCACTCGAGCTATCTATAAACTCGCCATAAATTTCTTGCTTGACAACTTCACTACCTTCTCCGCCTACTTCTTCAATTAATTCTTTAATTTGCTCTTCTTTTAAAAATGGATTATCATAACTTGAGAATTGAAAATGTTTCCAATTTTTATCGCTGAGTTCTTTTCTGCAAAGTTCATAAAATAGATTTTTTCCTTTAGGAACTCCACCGATAATCGCTCTTGATTTAGGATTATCAAGCAACATAGGGCGTATGGCGTTATACCAAAGATATTCTCCTTTGCTGCCTTTTAAAATAATTCCTGCCTCGTTTAAAATAACAAGGTCATATCCAAAATTCGATATTTTCACTTCTTTCAGCACTTCTCATATGAAGCACTGCTCCATTAATAATTAGTTTCTTATCTTGCACACTCCATGAGTAAAAATCTTTTGGCAAGTTTTTTAACTCAGGTGTAAAATATAACTCGTAATAATTTTGTAAATTTGCTTGTATGGTATCCACCCATAAAACATTTTGTCCTAAAAGCAAGTTTTCGATAACAAACTTAGCACTTCCCCTTGTAAAACCAAGTCTTCTGCCCTTTGCTACAGTTATAAAGCGTGGATTTTTATCATCAAAAACTTTAAGTTGTGCCGGAGTGTAAGAAAAATCGATTTTTAATTTCATTTGATTTCACTTCTTATAATTTCAATTTTTTGAACGTTATCGCTGACAACTTCTTGTTTATCCACATATCCATGTTGATTTTTTAGCAAGAACATACTAACGCTAGGAGTATAAGTGCCGATTAAGGAATGGTTTAAAATATCCATTTCACATTTTTGCTTAGCTTGAGATACAATTTCTCCAAAATCCTTATCTTCTCCCACTCGCCTAAAGTTTGTATTGTAATTCCTAAATACACAGCTAATCCCACTTTTGTTTTAGGTGCAAAAATAATACTCTCCTTAGTTTCTTTTAAGACAACTCTTTCATTAAAATAACTCTCTATTTTTGAAACAAGCTCTTCTTTTGTCATACTTTTGCCATTTGTCATCATTCTAGCCATTAAGCCACCCCTTCTTTAAAATTAAATTCTTTGATTTCTAAGTTTAAAAAAGATTTTTTAAAACTGATAATCTCATAATCGCCTTTTAAAACATTCTTATCGTTTTCAAATAACGCATCTAACACGCATTTTACGATATTGTCCCCATCGCCATGCCTTTTGCTGTTAAATCCTATTTTTAAAGAAAACTCATATTTCTTTTGCTTATTAAAGGCTTGAAAACAGCTAATATTATTTTGTCTTCTAAACTCCATTTGCAAGAGTTTTTTAAAATCTAAATATTTAAGATAATCTTTACATGCAAATTTAGATCTTTGCGTGGTTCTTTTATAAGGAACTGGGTTGCTTTTTAAATCAATTTTTAAAATATACTTTTCCATTTCAGACTTTCTTAAATTTAGCTTATATTTTTAAAAGCCATTTTAACTTTTACTTTCTTTTGAAATTCTTCTTGATTCTCCTTAAAAAATTTTTTCTGCACCTTCTTAAAGTTATTATATTCTTCTTCATGGCTTAAAGATGTATATCCTTTTATCTTATAAGAAGTATTTATATATATCTTTTCCTATGCGCTCTTGATTTTTAAATATAAAATCTATTAAAGCGTGTTTAAATTCGTTATTTTTTAGCATTTCTCCATCTTCGTAGGTTAATTCTCCAAAATTATTTAGACAAACCAACATATTAATTGATTTTGCTAATCGTTTAAAAAGGTTGCCCTGTCCATCATAACAAACATATGAGTATTTAAAATCACTTTCAAGCAATCTAAAAAATGGACTATTTTTATATTTATTTTTTAACCATTCTAAAAAAATTTCTTTGTCTTCAAAACGCTTTTTAAACTCAATTTCAGCTCTTTTGCAAACTCTTCTTAATTTCTCATAGGTTGTCCCTACGATATTCTCTCTTTCTAAAGTTTCGAAATAAAAATCTAAGAAAGCATGAATATCTTTTGCATCTTGCAAATATCTACCTACTATATCAGTTGCTTGAGCCTTATTAATTTCCAATAAGTCCATTAAAATTTGTATTTTTTCTTGCATTTTTTACTCCTTAAAAGCATCCTAAGAGCTTGTTTTTGTTCTCATCTTTCATTCCGTAATACTCCATCAAGCTATCAACCACACTAGGATTGGCTTCTTTTTTTCTGTTAAAACGCTGATTTTTTCTTGCTTCATTTTCTTTAGCGTATTTAAGCCATGTATAAAGACTTCCTGCCACACTTGACATTCTTTTTCCATTTCTTTTCCATTCCCTAGCATCCCAATAGCCTATAAAATCATTAGCCAACTCTTCACCAAAGTTTGTGCCATTTTTCTCATTAAAAGCTATTATTTGTCTCATGAGTTCATTTGCATTTGGGACTTTAAACTCTTTTTTTGCCATTTTCTCTAACTCCTTTTTGCTAAAATCAATAAAGCTCGTCACAAAAGAGGCGTTTTGATTAGAAACGCGTTCTTTCTTTTCTTGATTATTTTTTAAATTTTCTAAATTCTCTTTTTTTATAAATTTATTATTATTAATATTTATATTATTTATAAATTTATTATCGCGTGCGTGCGTGTGTGTTTCTATATAATGCAAATTCTCTTTTTTTTCGTTTTCAGTAGTTAATTTTCTGTCGATTGATGAAGTGTTATTTTTAAGAGTTTTGCTTAGCTTTTCATCACTGTTTTTAAGCAAAGATAAAGATTTGTTAAAATGCTTTTTAACTTGATAATTTTCATCTTTTAAAATCCACTCATAAAAATTTAAAGAGCCATTCCTAACCTTTTTAATTTCTAAAAGTCTTAGTTCAATTAATTCTTTTTTAGCAATTCTTAGTCTGTTTAAGCTAATTCTTTGATTATTTTTAACTTTTATAAACTCTCTTAGATAGATCTCACTTACAATCGTTTTTTCACTAAGCTTTGCTAATTGAATATACAATGCTAAAGCATCAACACTAAGACCACCATAAGCTATAGTGTTTGATAATTTCAAATAGCCTTTTCTCTCTCTTAGGCTTTTACGCCCCAAAGCTACATCAAAACTTGCTATAAAATTTAGTATCACCAACTCTCCTTTATGTTATAATTTAAATTAAAAAGGTTTTTTATGTTTAATTCTTTCTTATCCGAAATGCTAAAAACCGCCACTTTAGAAAATTTGTTATATTTTTTAATAGGTGTTTTATTTGGTTTAAGTATCCGTCCTTTGTTTTTATATTTAACTAAAAAACAAAAACTAAAAAGAGTTTGTATTAAAGATATGAAGCTAGAAAACGATTTGACAAAAAGACTATATCCTAACTTAGGATATAAATTAATTACAAAAAAAACTCCTTTTGAAATGGTTTTTAAAAAAGATAAATTTAAATACATTATTTGTCCTCACTACCGTGATAAAAAATGCGTTTTAGATAATGATAAATGCAAGATATTAAAATCCCAGCCGAAATACCAGCCACTAGAACAGTCTAAAATGCAACATCATCAAAGTAAAAATAAATAATCCTATTATTTCAAATACCCTATCAAGCATTAATCATCCTAAAAGATTTTCCAAATTAAAAAATAAACTAAAAAACCTATTGAAAATCCCGCTATAAAAGCCATTTTTTAACCTTTAATCCGTTTTAAAAAGTCCTTTGCTATAATTCTTTTGCACCAAATCAAGAAAGGACTTATCAAAATGGATGACAAAGATTTAAACTTGTTAAAAAACATCCCTTATCTTATGGAAAAAATCAAAGAGTTAGAAAACAGGATAAAACAGCTAGAACAAGCTGTACAACCATAACACTACTCTTTGGAAACTCCAAATTACCTAGGAGAAATCTAAGCCTTAATAAGACTTAGATTTTTATCATTCTCAAGCAAAGCACCAGCAAGCTCCATTTTATGCATAGTTCCCATATATGCAAAGAGTAAATCTTCTACTTTTTCATATTTTCTTTTTTTCATAAGCTTAAGCATTATCTCATAGGTTTCATCGCTAATATCAATTTCAATCCTAACCCTTTTCATTGCCTTTTTCATTCTCTATCCTTTCTTTTTCTCCCACGCTTAGATATGTTTATAAGATTGCTACGAACATCCACCCAAAATTCATGAGGTATTCCATAGAGTTTTTTAAACTCTATTTGTTTTTTAAAGCTTGGAACCATTTTATTGATTCGAATTTTTTTAATAGTTTCGTAGCTATAGTGCTTTTTTAATTTATTTGTTAAATTTAAAAAATCCATTTTTCAACTCTTTTTTTAATTTGAAGTGTATATAAAGAACACTTCAAATTAAATTAAAATAATGTATTAATTATACACTTAATTATTTATTTTTTATGCTAAAATGGTATTATAAATGCACCAAAAAGGAGGTAATTATGGAGAAAGGAACTTTTAATTACAAATTAATTAAGTCAAAAATGAGAGAAAAAAACATAACCAACCAATATTTAGCAGATTATATTACCCTGCACGACGAAAAAAATAAAAGAACTACTGTAGAAGCTATAAAGAGTTGGTTTAGGAGCGATGATAATTCTAGAACTGTGCCAGAAATTCATAAACTTAAATATATATCAGAACTTTTAGAGCTTGATGCAAACTCTCTTTTAAATTTTGAAAATAAAAATACCAAAGAAGAAGTTTTTTTCAGATATTTCCCAGATATTTATGCAAGTGCAGGACTTGGAACCTCATCTCAAAGTGAAGAAGTTAAAATAGTTTCCGTTGATGAAAATTTTCTAAAAGAAATTTTAGATATACCTATAAAGAAGAGTTATGATATTATAAAAATTAATGGCGATAGCATGGAACCTATTTTATCTAATGGAGATTTTATTATTATAGATAGAAGTAAAAATTCACTTGAGACTATTTCAAATGCAGATATTGTTATTTTTAGAAAAAATGATGATTTATTTTGCAAAAAAATTAAAAAAGAACCTTTTGAAGATTATATTTTTTTAGTTTCTGAAAATAAAAAATACGAGGATAAAAAAGTAGATAATAGCGAATTTGAACAATGCGAGATCTTAGGTGCTGTAGTATCAAAAATGGCTGTTGAAACCTTTAAAAATTTTATAGAAGTGGTGGGATGAATTTATAAATAAATGGTTTAATATATTTTTGTTTTAATTTAATATAATATTTTAAATTTTAACCGATGGAGTTATTTAATGAGACATCGAGATTTAGAATCTAGTTTATCATATTTAAGAATAAAACAAGAACAATTAGTTATTATGTATGGTAAAAAGAAAATAGGAAAGACATATTTTATTAAAGAATTTATTGAAAAATTTAATAATGAAAATAATAAAATTAATGATAAATATAAATATATTAATTCTTTGACATCTACTTTTAAAGAAATTAAAAAAATTGTTGAAGAATATAAATTAAACCCAATCGTTATAGATGAATTAAATAAAATTTCAAAAAATAAATTAAAAAAAATACTCAATCTAGTTAATGACTATCAAAATAAAAAAAGTTTTTTACTGATAAGCACAAAGAAAAGAAAAGAAGTAATTTCTAAAAATATATATAATTATAAAGAAATATATCTTAATCATCATTTTTTAGAAGATACAATTGAAAATCTGAATAATATAGATACAAACAATATAGTAAAGTATAAAAATTTAAATGAGTTTTTTGAATTTAAAAACCATATGTCTTGTATTAGAAATGAATTAAATAAAATTAATTTAAATAAAGAAGACATATATAAACGGTTTTTTTATAGTATGAAATATCATATTTTCCACAAGCAAGAAGAAGAAATTAAAATCAATATTGCTGAAGTGTATTTTAAATATGGTATAGAAGCTTTTAAAGAAATATTCAATCATTTCTATGAAAATAAAATAATAAACAATAAATTATTTGCAAATAGTTATTATATTGAAAGTAATTTTTTAAATTATAACAACAAAGATACTATATTGTTTTTAGATCCTGATACTTGTAAGATTTTAATAAAAAATAATATAATAACAAAAGAATTATTGATACAAACTATAAAAAATGCTATACAAAAAATAGAAAAAAACGAAAAATTGCTTTGTATTTATTTTGATATATATATAGATATATTAAATGATTTTGATTATTTGGACAATAGCAATGAAGACATAAAAGAAATATTTAATATTTTTTTAAATTTTTTTATACAAATTGATGATGATGCTAAAATTATTAAATTGGATGAGTATAGAATAGAAAAAATAAAAGAAAAATTTCTATTAGATTTTTTTAAAGAAAATAAAAACATACTGTTTAGTTTTAATAAAATAAAATTGAGAAATAATATACAAAGTAATTCTTTGAAATATAATAAAATAATGACGGTATTAAAAAAAATAGGATATATAGAAGATGATACAGGAAAAATCAAATTGTTTTTTAGTAATAAACATCCCAAATTAAATGAATTACTTAATGTTTGAGAAATAAACTAGAAATCAATAAAAAACAATATTAACAACTCTAAAGAACATTACCAAGTGAATAATGAGAGTATAAACAATTATAAGGTTGATTGTGATATTTTAACTAATTATTAGCTTAAATAATTTTTTAGTTTAATTATTAGATATTATTTAGATATTATATGATATTATATTATATATCTTAAAAAAAGCAAGGTAAAAACGTATGAAAGCACTAGATGTTGCAAAATATTTTTTATTTTTGGCTAGAAATAGAGAAGCTGGAGATACTATTAGTAATTTAAAAATTCAAAAAATGCTTTATTATGCACAAGGATATTCTCTTGCCTTATTTAATAAGCCACTTTTTGACGATAGGATAGAAGCATGGAAGCATGGGCCTGTAGTAAAAAAAATATATGAACAATTTAAGCAGTATGGTTCAAATTCTATATCCTTTAATGAGCTTGATGACTTTGATACAGATTGTATTGCTAGTAATAAAGATATACATGAACTTTTAATTTTTATTTTTAATAAATATGGTTCCATAGGAGCATGGAAACTTAGAGACAAAACACATATGGAAGATCCTTGGAAAAATTCTTTTATTGAAAGTCTTGCAAATGAAATAACACAAGACGCAATAGCTGATTTTTTCAAAAAAGAAAACAAAAAAGAAGCATTAAGACTAAAAGCATTACAAAAAAACGATGAAGAAATTAATTCATTATGGCGATAATTAATTTTATGTATTTTTTAGACTTGCTTTCTTTAATGTCCGAAATAAAAAAAGAAATTTTGATTGAAAATCAACATGAATTGTTAAAATATTTGTCTCATTTAGGAGAAAATGAAAAATTTGATTCAAATAAATGCTTTGAAGCATTAAATAACATAGATGAAAATTATTTCATTTGTATAGGTTTAATTAATAAGGAAGAGCAAAAAGAATTTTGTAAAAATATTTTTATCATTCTAAAAACAAAATGGAGTAGCTTTAGCTCTTGTTTTTGTTAAAATTTATAATTTTTTAACTTGTAACTAAAGCATTCTCTGCGTTTGATAATATTCTTCTGCTTTAATATCTTTTTTTAAATCATAATTGTTTTTCCCAAGAATTTCATCAAGGGCTTGTTCTATCTCTTCAATGCTAACTCTAAAAAATTCTTTTCTTAGATTAATCGCATTTACTCTTTTGTGGGATAAGAAATTATGTAAATCATATTCAAGTTGTGGAGCATTATCACATTCTATTATAGCATGAACATCAAACCTAAAAGGCACACTAGCGTCGCCTAATTCTATAACCCTATCCATAGGGTCAAGTCTTCTTGTCATACCTATCTTATAGACATTTTCGCCAAAACTTCCTAAATTACTTATAATATAAATAAATCCTTTTTTGGTAATTTGAGCCATACTGATAGCCCTTTGCTTTCTTTCTTCTGCTTCTTTAAGTAAGGCTTCTAGTTTTAATATTTTAATTTCTAAAATTTCTTTATCTTTTGATAATTCCAATTCTTTTTTAGTTTGCATTAAAAGGTTTTGATATTTTTCTTCATCAAAATTAGCTTCTTCTATCTCTCTTTCATAATCTCTTTGTGCTTGTTTTTCATCTCTTATTTTTTGTCTTTCTAAGGCTAAATATTCTTTTTCTTCTTTCTTTTTAAATCTATACTCATATACAAGCTGACATTCTAATAACTTTAATTTGATAAATTCTTCATTGAAAACTAGCCCAAAAGCTTGTGCTAAATTTTCTAGTTCAAAAGAAATGGCACTAATTCTTTTAAGTGTTTTTGCATAGCTAGATACTGATACTTTATTGATTAAAAAATCACATTCGATATTAAAAGCTCTAATAATCATCTTAATATAATCATTTAAAGCTTTTATTTGAAAATCAGTAACCGCTTCATTTTTAACGATATCATCAATACCCCATCAACCTTTTATATCCATCGCATTAATCCTTCCAATTTTCTAAAAATGTTTTTAAGGATTTTTTTGGTTTTTCATCTTCAACTTCAACATCTATAATATCTTCTTCTTGATATGGCTTAGGATTGTATTTTCTAAATACAAAAAAAGGATTTTTTTCATTTGCAAAAATATACTGAAAAATCCACAATGCTAAAAATATAGGGATTCCAAAAAAAGCTCCAATAATTGTCAAATTAGCAACTAAACAAGCTATATGCAAAACTTTTAAAAGTCTTATTACAGAGCTATTGCTTACGGGATAATTAACTTCAATTCCTTTAAATGTCAATCTTAATAACACAGTCAAAGCAAATACATAAGCATATATTCCCACAGCAATACCCATCATTACTAAAATCACATCAATACCGTATAAATTTAAGCTTCTTAAAAATGAAATTAATAAAATTTTAGTTATTACTGTTATTACTATTATAGCAATAGCAGAATCAAAAATAAAGTTTTTACATTTATCATTTCCGTAATAAATTTTTTTAATTGTATAAAATATTGCATAAATAAAAATAAAGCAAAATGCCCAAGTAAAAATTACATCTATAAAAAGTATAGTTTCTTTATATGATGAATTAAAATATCCATCGCTATAATATATTAAAAGATAATTGACACATCCAATACACAGTATCGCTAAAAAAATTTTATAATTGAATTCATAATCCTAGCTTTCATTATTATTTTTGTTTTTATTTATTCTTAAAAATTATATCACAAATATTTTTTAAAAAAGTGTATTTATTATACACTTTTATCAACAAAACAAAAAGGAGAAAAAATGAGTTTTACAGATTTTTATTTTGATAGAGAAGAAAAAAGAATTTCTAGCCAAACAAAAGAATTAATTGTAAATGAATTTGAAAGCAAAGAGAATTTAGAAAATATATTTGCGAACTTGCAAGATTTTAAAAACTCTTTAGAAATAAGCTTAGAAGATGATGAAGAAATATCTATCTCTTTACAAGCTTATGGAGATGAATTTATGAGAAATGCTTATGAACTTTTAGAGAGAGTTAGAAAATTCGAAAAACAATGCAAAAAGCTTTTTTGAAAGTTTAACAAGTTCTTTAAAAAAAAGAGCTTTCTTAAGCTTTTGACCGCTTGAAAATTAAGCTTTACTATTGCGTTGATAGTTCTGTATAGCGGAAGGGTTAGCAAGTTATCCATAAACTTGGCTCGTTATTATTGTTTATAGTGCTATTTTTAAGGTTTTCTTGCACTTTAAAAACGACAGAAAATCAAGAGTTTAAGAAAAAGAAAGTATAATTATAAAGTTTAAGTGGCTAATTTCTCTTGGTGGGGAAGGAGCTGTTTTTGATGATAGAGAAGTTTTTAAAAATTGCTTTTTTATTGTTAGAAATAGTAAAAAAGTTGATTGAAATAATCAATCAACTAAACTAAAAAACCACTAAAATTATAGAATAGCCTTGCTTAGCCTATACTTAAACAATACTCACGCCAAGAGAGCAAGGCTCTTGGCTTTTCTTAAACTCCTTTAATGCTTAAATGGGGCAACTTTTACAAATTAACTACTTGAGAATTTACCTTTTTGTTTTATTTCCTATTCTAAAGAACTCAGTTGTCCCTTTTAAGCATTAATCTAAAAGGAGAAAAAATGAAAGCTTATCACACAAAAGAACAAGTCATCATTAAACTTAGCAAAGATGAATATAGAAAAGAAATGAAGCTAAATAAGTCTTTAAAAGATGAAAATAAATCTTTAAAAACTGAAATTTCTAATCTTGAAAATGAAAAAATAGAACTTTTAAAAGAGTTAAAAGATCAAATAGAAGCAAATATGAAAAATATAAAAGAAATTAGCTCTTTGCAAAATAAAATTTATGAGCTTCTTTATATAAAAGAAAGGTCGAAACTATGTTCCTAAATAGTAAAAAAAATGAAAAAATAAGATATTTAGAAAAAGAAATTCAAAGGCTAAAAGGTGTAATAGTATTAAAAGATACTGCTATAAATGAAATTTCATTGAAGCTAGAAGAAGAAATTAAAATCAATGTAAAACTTAGTAATTTTCGTATAAAAATACTTGATGCTTTAGGGCTTATAGGCGTTTTTAAAAATGATGATAAAGCTATTAAAGAAGTAAAAAGATTAAAGGATAAAGAATGCAAATAACATCAAAACAACAAGAAAAAATAGTTTTAGAACTATTATTAAAAAATGGAATTATAGATAATTTCTATTGCATTGATAAAAGAATTACTACAAGGCTTGGAGCTTATATTTATAATCTTCGAAATAAAGGTTATGAAATAGAAACAGTTAGAAACAAAGAAACGAGAAATACTTTTTATATTTTAAAAAGCACTCCAAAAATAAAAAAGGCAGGATAAAATGAATTGCAGAATAATTGACTTAGAACAAGGTAGCCATGAATGGTTAAATTTTAGAAAAGGAAAAATAGGTGCATCGATGGTAGCATCTTGCGTAGGTATCAAAGGTGCTTTTAATTCCAAAGAAGAAGCAAAAGATATCATCTTGGGACTTAAAGAAGTTTATCAAAATGAAGCTATGAAAAAAGGCAATAACTATGAAGCTTTGATTAGAGCTAGAGTTGAGTTTTTACATTCCGTGAGTATCACTCCTGTAGTTTTGCAAAGTCTAGAAAATGAAATGTTTATAGCAAGTTTAGATGGTATTGATGAAAATGGGGTTGTTTATGAGTTTAAATATTCGCAAGATGAGTATGATTTTATCAAAAGAAATAAAAAGCCAAGTGATAAATACTACGCTCAAGTGCAATTTCAACTCTATATCAGTGGTAAAGAAAAATGCATTTTTGTAGCCATGAATAAAGAAGAAGAGATTGTAGAGTGCGAAGTTTCAAAAGATGAAGCTTATCAAGAATGGTTGGTTAAAAATATAAAGCAATTTATATTAGATTATATCATAGATCAAAAAAGTGAATATAAAGAGCTTGAAGATACTAAAGCAAAAAATCTAACGATTGAAATTATAAGGCTTGAAAACACGATTAAACCTATTAAAGAAAAGCTAGAAAGTCTTAAAAAAGAACTCATAGCCTTAGCAAATGGAGAAAAAACAAGATGTTTGGATATTACAATTTATCCGCAAAGTAGAACTACAATTGATTATAAGGGCTTTTTAGAGCAAAAAAATATTACTGTGCCTAAAGAGTTTTATAAAGAAAGTATTTCAATGTGTTTAAAAATCAAAAAAGGAGCATAAAATGAGTAATGAAGTTGTATTAAAAGAAGAAAATAAATTAGAAATAAATTTTAATCCTTATGAGTTGGCTTTGGTAAAAGGTGATTTATCAAAACTTAGTGATGTAGAACGAGCGAGTTATGTTAAAAATCTTTGTGAAAGTTTAAGCTTAAACATGCTTACAAAGCCTTTTGAATACATAGTATTAAATGGCAAACTTACTTTATATGCAAATAAATCAGCAACAGATCAGCTAAGACAAATAAGAAAAGTAAGTATTACAAAAACAGAGGTGGCACAAGTTGGCGATATTTATATGGTTACAGCCTACGCAGCAACACCAGATGGAAGAACTGATTGCGATACAGGTGCTTTAAATATTAAAAATTTAGGTGGCGATAATTTAGCAAACGCAATAATGAAAGCTATCACAAAAGCAAAAAGGCGTGTAACCTTAAGCATTTGCGGACTTGGAATGCTTGATGAGAGTGAATTAGAAACAATAAAGGAAAAGCGATTTTTAAATCCAAATGAAGATTTAAAAGTTTGGGGTAGTGATGAAAAAATAGCCTTAGAAAATAAAGCAAAAGAGATAAAAGCTTTAGGTGCTGAACTTAGAAAATTTATGAGTGATAATGGTTTAAACACCCAAGAGCAAAACAGTTTTATAAAAAAACATTCTTTATTTACAAGTGAAAAAATACAAGAAGTTCTAAGTAATAAAGATGAATTTTTAACACAATTAAAAGGAGAATTATAATGTTACCAGCATTTAAGGCAAGTTTTGAAGTGGCAAATTATGCGCCAAGCGTAGAGTATTTAAATGAAGGTGGGCTTTATAGCGGAGTTTTCCGCAAAGCCTTTTTATATGATAAATTGGCAAGTGATGGAAGCAATAATACTTTTATTTGTTTTGAATTTTTAACTAGAAAAGAGCAAAAACTAGCTATTTTTAATCTTTTTGTAGCTAAAAATAACGATTTTAGCTATATCAATAAAAATGGAGAAAAAGAAAATTATTTAGGATTTAGACAATTAAACGCTATTATGAAATTCTTTGGAATTGATGAACTTGATTTTAGCGTAAAGGGAAATGAGAATGTTTTTGGAGTGCAGACTGAAGTTATTTATCTAAATTCTTTAGTTAATAAACTTTTAGTTTTAGGTTTTGGAACAGAAGAATATTTAAGTAAAAATGGAGAGCTTGCTAACAAAATCTTTCTTGATAGAATTTTTAATGAAAAAATGCAAAACATGGATGAGTTTCAAAATAATAAAGAGCCTTTATCTATAAAATCTTTTAAAGCAAGGCATAAGCCTTTAAATAATGATAATAATAAATCATTTATTCCAAAAGAAAATCAAAGCTATAATCCTTATGGAAATGAAGTAAAAAACAATAACAATGAAAAATATATCGAAATAGGAGATGATGATGAAAGTTTGCCGTTCTAATTATCTTGAAATTGTAAAAATCATACCATTTAGTGAAAGAAGAACTTGTTTTTGCGAATTTGCTAAACAAAATGAAATAAAAATCGAGAAAATAAATTATAAAAATCATATAAGTAAAAAAGAACTCAGAAAGGCTTACAAAATTTACAAAAGTAAGCCAAGTGGAAGAAATTTCTTTCATGAAAAAAAGCTTATTGTTAAAGCTTTTGAAGATGTTGAAAAATTTTTAATGGGTGAAAAAATGATTAGGGGGATTTTTTATTGAAAGGGAGTAAAAATGTTTGATTTTTTAAAGATTAACACCTATTGGTTTGTTTCTTTTAAATGCATAGTTAATGATAAAACTATTAGTGGAAATAGAATTATTACAGATATAAGACCTTTTTGGCAAAAAGTAGATATTATTAGTATCCACAAATATGCTTCAAAAACTATAACAGAGCAGATGAATACAGATAATATATGCTTTACGCAATTTCATAAATTATAAATGAAATTATGTTTAAACATATAGAAAGAAGTCTATTTGCTTAAGTAAAATTTTGATAAAATAAAATAAAGGAGAAATAATGGAAAGCTTAAAAGCTTTTAAGCTTATTTCAAAACGTATTATAAAAACACTTTTAAATGATTTTCCAAATCAAAGCATACTTTTTTCAGATGACTTTAACAAAGATTGTAAAGAATATAAAATAGACTTTAGCTCTTGTATTCATTTTCTAAAAGAATGCAAAGTTTTAAAATACGACAAAGAAAACAATGGCGATTTTTCAGGAGTTTTAATCAGTCCTAAAGCTTATTTATACTTTTCTAAAAATGATTTAAATGATATTGATGATTTAATCGAATTTTGTATGAGATAAAGGATTAAAATGCAAGAAGAAACAATTACTTACGCAAGAGGTCGTTTAACTGAGCTTAAAGATAAAAAAGATGAGCTTCAAAGACTTATCAAAGATAGTAAAAATCTAGCAATTAAAAATATACAAAATGATGATTTAAAAGGCGCTAGACTTTATATTGATAAACTAGAGCTTTATTTTGATGAACTTTTAAAGACAAATACGGATTTAAATTTAATTTGCAATAAATGGGGTTTAAAGGATAAATATAACACAATGGATTAATGAATTATAGGAGATATTATGGGCGATACTGAAGTTACAAAACAGCAAGTTAGAAAAGCTGGAGAAAATATTAGAAATAACATAGCAACTCTTAAAGATTATGAAATAATATCAAATTGGCGTAGCATTCATATTTCTATTATGACTAGTATGGTTAATTCTATTAACAAAAAACTAAAAAAACATAAATTAAAAGCTTTAATTGTAGCAAGAAGACTTAATGGATAATCTTAAAAACACATTCAAAACACTACTAGACTTGAAATAATTTAACGAGCCGATTTTTTGGCTGGTTGATTTTATAAACTTTTTGATAAAATTAAGAAATTAAAAGAAAGGAGTAAAATGGCAGAAGAGAAACTACTAAAATCTTTGGCAGATGGTGTTTTAAAAATAAATGAAAGCTCTATTGATGTGGCAGTTTTAGAAAATGGAGTAAGAATTATTACCCATAGCGGAGTATTTAGAGCCTTAGGAAGAGAACCAAGAGGAAATGCAAGGCTAGATCAAATACCCGCTTTTATGGATGCAAAAAATCTCCAACCGCTGATTTCTTCGGAACTTAAAACTCAGATCAGCCGAATTTCATATTTAGATAAAAACAGCAAAGTTAAAGAAGGTTATAATGCGGATATATTACCCTTAGTGGCTGATTTATATTTAAAAGCAAGAGAAGAAGGTATTTTAACCCAAGCACAAATAGAAACAGCAAAAAAAGCAGAGATTTTAATTCGTTCTTTGGCTAGACTTGGAATTACAGCTTTAGTTGATGAAGCAACAGGTTATCAGTATGAAAGAGAAAGAGATGAACTTCAAAAAATACTAAAGGCTTATATTAGTGAAGAATTACTTAAGTGGGAAAAAAGATTTCCAGATGATTTTTATAAGGAACTATTTAGGCTTAATGATTGGGACTTCACAACAAAAGGTATACAAAAACGCCCAGCAATAATAGGAAAATGGACTAATATTCTTATTTACGAACAGCTTCCAAAAGGAGTTTTAGAAGAATTAAAAGAAAGAACCCCAAAAAATGCAAGATACCATCAAAGTTTATCTAAAGATATAGGACAACCTAATTTAACAGCACAAATCTATAAGGTTATAGGCATAATGCAAACTAGCGATAATATGAAACAAATGTGGGAAAACTTCAAAAAGATAAAATTAAGAGAGCAAGATGAAGATATAGAATTTGATGAAAAAGGTAGATTAAAAGAAAAATAATCATAAATAATTTTTCTCATTTTTGAGAAAAATAAATAATAGGCTTTTCGATAATTTTATTGAAAAGTTTTAAATAAGAAAATGCAAAGGATAAGTATGGAAAATAAAAAACTACAAATAACTTTTAATGGTGAAATGCTAGAGATTATGGAAAAAATAGCACAATCTTTAGGAATGACAATAAATCAATATATAGTTTATGCAGTTACTAAAGATTTAGACAATAGATTAAATAAGTAATCCTTTTAGAATATAATATTAATCTATTAATATTCTTTTAAGCTTCTTTTTGGAATAATTTTAGAATACAAAAACAATCTAAGAGGAAGCTAAATGCAAACACAAATTCAAATTTACAACGATAAAACAATAGGTGCTGAAATAAATTCGGCTAATGCAAGAGAAATATTCCAATTTTTAAATTCATTGCAAGATTATTCTAATTGGATTAAAAATCGTATCAGTCACTACAATTTCATTGAAAATCAAGACTACATTATAGAACTTGTTTATACAAAAGGTCGCCCACGCAAAGAATACTATATAACCTTAGATATGGCAAAAGAGCTTTGCATGGTTGAGAATAACGAAAAGGGAAGACAAGCAAGGCGTTATTTTATAGAATGTGAAAAACGCCTTAAAAACCTTGAAGCTGAACAAATGCAAAAACTAGCTTTTCATCAAAGTTTAGGTTATAAATCCCAGCTTAAACAGCAAAAGGAACATTATGAAAACAAAATCAAAGCCTTACAATACGACTTAGAAAAGAAAAAGGAGTTAAGCTTTAAAAGAAAACTTAGTCAAAAAGAATTACTAGAGCTTAGAAAAATACTAGCCCGTGATTATGGAATGATTTGCATAAAAGAATGGGAATTTGAATTTTTGGCTGAAAAAATAGCATTAGAAAGTACAAAAATGACAACTTGGGATGCTGTTGTTAAGAAGCTAAAGCAAAGTCTTGATTATTGGCAAAATTATGAAGAATACGAAGAAAAATGGAAAAAAATATTAAGGAGATGAGATGGGAATTTTAAAAAGACTTGATGAAACTATCATTATCGAAGATGATAGGAAAAGTGAAAAAGAATTAGTTGAGTATTGTATTTTAGAAGGGATTTCTTTAAATAATGCAAACTTGGAAAATATAAATTTAAGTGGATTAGATTTTAATAATGCATTTATAAATGGAGCTAGTTTTAAAAATGCTAATTTAAATGATATTTCAAGTAAAAATACATCTTTTATAGATTGCGATTTTAGTGGAGCAAGTTTCCATTTTTGTAATTTTTTAAGAACAGAATTTGAAAATTGTATATTTGAAAATGTAGATCTTAGGGATTGTATAGGAGATATGAAAAATATCTTTAGTGTTGTCGTTGATACCTATGTTATGACTTTTACAAAAACTATGATGAATTTAGGTTGTGATACTAAAACAATAAAAGAATGGCGTAATTTAAGCGTTGATGATTTAGAAGATGAAGAACAGAAATGGCTTTGGAATTATTACAAGGATACTATTTTTGAAATTATAGATAAAAGATTAGGAGTTGAAAATGGTTAAAAAATATTTTAGAGAAAAAGAATTGAGCGAATATTTAGGAGTTAGTATAACATCATTATTTAAGTTAAGACAAGATGGTAAAATACCTTACATTCGCATAGAAAAATCCATAAGATATGAAATAAAAGAAATAGAAAAATGGCTTAAAGCTAAGAGACATTAAAAGCAAAACTCACAAAGAGAGTTTAAGTAATTTCCATACCATTGCATAAGTTTTACTCTTAAATCAATTGCCTTGGCTCTGTTGTAAGCCCTTTCTATTTCATTACCGCTTATATGATGTAATATCATTTCTGCTATATCTTTACTAATACCTTGCTGAATTAACTCATTGCTTTTATTAGTATAAACACTTCTAAAAGTAGAACGATATCCATGTATAGTGTGCTCTAAATTATAAAATTTAAAAAATCTTACAGCAAAATTCTCGCTAATAGTTCCATTATTATTAGCGAAAATATACTTTTTATCTCCATTTAAAATTCTTTGTATATCTAGTATCTTTAAAGCATATTTATTTAAAGGGATAATATTATCACCATTAGTTCTTACTTTCATTTCATCTGCTTTTATAATCCAAAGATTGTTTTCAAAGTCAATATCACTCCATTTAGCAAATCGAATATTTTTACTTCTTTGTGCTGTTAAAAGCGTAAAATAAATTGCATTAATTATAGTTGTATTTGTCCGTGGATGATTTTTATATTCTTTCATACATTCTAACATATTTTTTATTTCTTGTTCTTCTACTATAGCTTTAAAATGTTTAACTTTATTGTGATTTGCTTCATTGTAAAATTTCTTTAAATCTTTCAATTGAAGTATTATATCTGTTTTTAAGTCACCTCTTTGTCTACTAATCTCAAATATCCTACATAGCAAAGATATATTTTTATTTATTGTTTCGTATATTCCTTTTTTCTGCATTAAATCATAAATAGGTAGAAAATCATCTTTTTTCAATTCATTTATATCTTTTTGTCCCAAAGTTGGAATAATATATTTTTTAAAAATTGACTGTTCTTTTTTGATTGTAGCTGAATTTAATTTTTTAGATTTTATATCAACATAAAGAAAATTTGCTTTTTCAAGTGTCATAACCTTATCATTTTTGCCGATAAATTTTCCATCATACATTGATTTTAAAAGATCTTTTGCTTTTTCTCTTGCATTTGTAACATTTAAAACACCTTTTTGGCATTCCCCTATTGTTATAAAATTTTTAAATTTTGAAGCTCTTAAATAAAAAACTTTTTTACCTGTTGGATTAACTCGGACATATAATTCTTTTGGTTCTCCTACGCTAATCATATACCTTTTATCTTTTATTTCTAAATTGTCTATATCTTTTTGAGTTAGCATTAAAAAAACCTTTTTTAGTATTTTTGTAGCCAGAATTAGCTTTTTTACTTTGGCTACATAAATGGCTACAGAATTATAAGAAAAAATAGAAAAAATTTCAATCAT